TCTCTGCATACAAATATTTCGAGGTCTTCCAATCTACTACAACCAAATCATCTCCCATACGCGCAATACAATCTATTGTGCCACCAACTTGCATCTCTTCATTAACAAGCACAAGTTCATTGCGCAGTGGTTTGAATTTGACCTTTTCATACCACTGCAAATACCCTGCAAATGCTTTCATCGCAGCTTTTTCCTGGTTATAGCTATAATCCTTGGTGTCAACATCAAAGCCTTGTTGATGACCTTCAATGAGTAAATGCAATAATGTACCTACCTGCGCAGCCTCATCCAATACCTTATCACTATCTTGACCACCAAGCATCATACGCTTTGTCCAACCTAAGAGTGCCTGCTTGTTCCAACCAAGATGCCCATTTATAATAGTCGTTACGCTTGGCACGCGATTACCTTCTTGATTTATATATTTTGCCCCATGCAAATCAAATTTGCCCATGTTTTATCCTTTCCGCTACTAATTGAACAATTGGCACGCTTACTGCGTTACCACATTGTTTATATCTTTGTGTGTCTGAAATGTCTACCACCTTGCCATCAAGATTACCTTGTGATGTCCACTGATCAGGAAATCCTTGCAAGCGCTCACACTCTATTGGTGTAAGACGGCGTATATTTGTTCTTTGTATTGTTGCCTGTTCCATACCTGTATCTAAGGTCTGCGCAATACCTTTACCAACGCGACCACGCCTAGTCTTGCTATTTGGATTGCAAAAGTTAATACTATCA